TCCGCTATGACGGCAGCCGCGATTTCATCGAACGACTGCGGGCCTTCGGTCTGAATCGTACCATCGTTCTCAGCCATCTTCCATATCCTTCCACTCAAGCCGGTCTCGGGCGGATGCCCGACAGGTCGGCTACACGCCCATCTGTGGTGCCGTTCCTCCGAGTACCGCCGAGAGGATGTCACCTTGCGCGGTCGGGTTCACTTCCCCGTACGCGGGAATGTCAGTGGGGGGAGAGGCGCCCAATCCGGCGCCGTTCATCGGGCCGCTCATCCCCCCTGGTGCCTGGCCTGAGGGGAGACCTGGCATCTGCATAGCTCCAGGTTGGGGAGCCTGGGGCGTCTGCACTTCATCGAGGACATAGATGCTCGTGTCCCGAATCGACGGCATGGTCGACATGATGAGGATGCCGAAGGCTTTCTTGTTGAACCACGACTCGGGCGCGAACCGCTCGTACATGGAGAGGAGCTGTGAGCGCTCCACATCCTTCGCGGCCGCCACCATCGAACCAGGCTCGACCTTCACCTTGTAATATCCTGCCAGGTCGGTGCCGACGAACGAGTATTCGATGGTGGTGCCGACAGGGATGGGCAGGCCGGTCTCCGCGTCCATGAGCATCGGGTCGGCGTTGAGAATCTTGATGAGCTCGGGCTCGTCGAAGACGCTCGTGATGATGGCGAGCGCGACCTCGAGCACCTGGGCTGCGAACCGCTCGACCATGAGCTGACGGTAGCCAATCATCGCGTCGGCCGCGGACTGGATGAACGCAGACTCAGTGGCCGTCTTGCGAATCGGCCCCTGTGAGGATGCCAGGTTCGAGCTCGTCATCGAGATTTCGTCCATGTCGGCCTTGATGCGGTTCTCGACCGTGAAGGCGTCCGACGGGAGCGGCTGGTGCTCGAGCGGCTCGAGCTGGTCGTAGTCGCTCATCTCCACGACCTCGCCGTCGTTCGTGGACTTGAGCGCTATCTTGGCCTTCTGCGACAGCGGCCCCGAGGACTTCCACTTGCGGATGCCCTTGCGGAGCTCTTGGAGCTGGCGCTTGCGGGCGACGTGCAGCTCGTTGGTGAGCGGTTCAAGACCGGCGGCCAGCCCCTCGGGGAAGACCGAATCGGGGATGTCATCCCACAGCATCGGGATGATGGGGAATCCAGAGTACGGAGAAGCCCACTCGCGCACCTTGAGCACCTTGCCGCTACGGTCGAGGTACACCGTCTTACCCGCGGATATGTCCCACCACTCCCACACCATGACACGGCGTACGCGAGAGTCGACGGCGTTCTCAATCGACGATGACTCGGTGCGATTGAAGGGGTCGTCTTCCTCGCGTGACTCCCACTCGCCGACGTTGCCGACCGAATCGGCCTTCGGCGCCTTGTCGCCGAGCCAGCGCTTCGCTTCTTTGGGAGTCAGGAACAGACGGCGGCCCATGCACGACGCATTGAAGAAGTGGTCTGCCGTGGGGTCGATGGCGAAGTTCAGCGGCGACGTGCGCTCGAGGAAGATGCGCTCGGTCACGAGTTGCGAGACCGTCTCTTGCTTGTCGACCGCGAGGAAGTCGGATAGTCCGGCGGTGAGCGTCGAGACCTTCTCGGTCACAGACGGCGGCATGACGCCGAAGAGGCGCTTGTTGGTGCCGACGGCACGCTCGCCCCAGGTGGTCTCGTATCCGACGAAGCCGAGACCGATGCCGACCGTCTCGGAGTCGAGCGTGCAGCGCCGCGTCTCATCGTCCATACGCTCGGTCGCCCACAAGTCCTCGAGCTTCTTGGAGAGCGCGGGCTCGGCGTTGGGGTTGTCCGGCCGCCTGGTCGCTTCGACCTTCACGACCGGCATGCCGATGGCGAGCTGCGGCACGAGCGCGCGGATGCGCGCGGCCATGATGTTGACGGTGGGGGATTCCTCTTGCACGCCGTCGTAGTAGCGATGCGCGAGGCGCTTGATGTAGCGCCTCCAGCGGTCTTCCCGTCCGAACTTGGCCTTGAACTTGATGGCCGAGGAGAGTTGCGCTTCCCAGATGGCAGCCTCTTCTGGGGTGTAGCTCACACCATCAGCCATGTCGAGCCTCCTGCGCGAGTAGACCGGACGGCTCTGTGAGCTCCGCTTTCGGGATTGCGGTCGAAGGATGCCAGTGAGCGGGCACGAGCACTCCTGTTCGCTGCGGGACGATGGAAGTTTCTCCCATGCACAGCTCGCACGTTACACCGTTGCGCTCACTCATCGCAAGCTTCCGGTCGAACGTGTGCTTGCACACACGGCACCGAAACTTATAGTCAGGCATGGCTCTCCTTATACGTAGAGCATCTCGTTGCCGAGCTCGCAGGACTGCGCGTTGCTCTCTGCCTCAATCTCGGCGAGCACCTTCATGATGGGGTCATCGTCGACGACGACGTTGAGAACGAGCGAGCGGGCCGCGCGCGTGGCAAGAGCGGCAGCGATGGTGAGACCGGCAACACGGTCATCGTGCCGTGGCTCCGGCGCCCCGATTCTCCGGCCGCCGAGATGCACCACGCCACGCATCTCATCGAGCGTCTCGAGGTCACGAATCTCGAGAGCGCCTTCACGCAGGTACTTGTCGGTCGTGCCGAAGGCGTTGTTCTTGGTGTCGGAGTTGCTCCACCAGCCGATGCGCTCGGTGGTCTTGTGCTCTCGGGCGAGTGAGGAGTTGGGCCGCATATACATCCGCGGATACTTGAGACGCCGCAGGTTCGAGATGACCGCGGTGCCGACGCCGTTGGCCTCGACCGCGATGACGGCCTGGTGACACAGGTAGCCCGCCTTCGCCAGCGTCTCGCCGTACTCGTCGGCTGGTATCTGGCCGTGGATAGTCAGGAGCTGCCGGTGCGGCGTGCCGCTCTTCGGCGGCATCGGTATCTCCTCGTCGGCATCCTGGTACGGCGTTCCGACGTGAAGCGAGGTCGCGGCCTGGAAGTCGCCCCAGGGCGCATCGCCCGCGCAGTCGGCACCGATGACGAACGGGCGGCCGGACTGCAAGGCCAGATAGAAATCCTCGAGCCCGTGGATGACCACCACGCCGTACGGGTCGGGCACGAACTCCACGAGCCGGAGCACGCGGTCTTTCCAGATGAGCGAGCCGCGCACGTCGCGGTTCGAGTTGTGCTCGGCGGTGTACGCCGCGAGTGCTGACTTCTGCCGGTGCGCCTCCTCTTCCACATGCACGACCGAGAAGTAGTTGAGACCCGAGGCGATGAACGCCTGCTCCCACGTCTCGGGATACTCCTGGTCGAACTTGGAGAGCGACCCACGGTACATCCGGCGCTTCTTCTCGTGCCAGGCCGTGTCTCTGTCGGGATGGAGCGAGTACGGCAGGAAGCAGAAGCCCATCTCCGCTTCGCCGAAGGTCACGTCGATGGTCGTGTCGTCGTCCAGGGCGAGCACATGCTGGAGCTTCCCGAAGACCGAATCCGTCACCCAGGTGTGTACTAGGTCGCCGATTCCGTTGGCGGTGGTGAACATGACAATCTGGCCGCCACCGTCGGCGCACGCTTCGACTGAGCCCCACACGTCTTCTTGGCGGGTGATGGGCCGGATGATGGCAGCCTCGTCGATGAGCACGAAGCCCGCGGCCTCGGAACGGCCGGTGTCGGATGCCGCGCTCATGGGCTCGAGCGAGGAGCCGTTCGCCCACTCCATGCGCTGAATGCCGTCGTTGGTGATGAGCGCGGCCTCTTGCACGAAGGTCGGCAGGTGACGGTAGATGTCGAGCACGCGGCGGACGAGACGCTTGGCCGAGGTCATCTTGTTGGCGATGACGATGCCGATGGTGTCGTTGAAGAACATGCAGCGCCACAGACCGTAGTGCGCGGCGATGAACGTGAGCCCAATCTGGCGGGCCTTGAGTACCAGGAACACGTCGTACTCCGTGATGGCCTCGGCGAGAAGGAGCTGCCAGCCCCAATCGCGGCCGGTCGTCTCGGAGACCCGCGGCATCCCGTCGGGACACATGCGGCGCCAGCCTCTGTCACAACCGCCCTTGATGCGCACCATGCCGTACCAGCGGATGAAGTACGCGAAGCCGGAGTGTTCGTCGGACAGGCGACGAATCTCCTCTGCCTTCACAGCCTCTTGCATGGGAACCGGCAGCGTGTCGAAGCCCTCGTAGTGAGACGCCATCACCCAGAAGTCGAGGTCGTCCACGGGGTCGTAGAAGCCACGGGTGTTCACCGTGGCAAGGAAGTCCACGAGCGGAGCTCTGTCCGGCGCGGGTTCGAGCCGGTGGAGCGTGGGGCTAACGTCCACCGTATGTCGAGGCGTGGACGGTGCCACGCTCAGGCGTCGGCATCCCGTACCGATTCTGCCGCGAGGTCGACATGGGCGTCGGGACTGTCACCGGAGCCGCACCACGGTCGTATCCCGTCCCGCCCTGGAGACCGTTGCCGCGCGATTCCAGCATCCGGCGCATCGCAAGTTGCTGCTCGAGCGGGTTGACGGGCTGCACACGGTCGAACGCTCCTGGCATGGGAGTCAGGCGCGACATCCGGGTGAGCGGGTCGATGCGTCGCATCGCGTCGGGCTGGTATGCGCGCAACTGCGCAACGGCGGCAGGCTGGAACGCCTGTTGGGTCGCGCCCCACTGTGACTGTGCAGCGACCATCTCTGCCAGGCCCATGTGCCCACGCTCCTCGCTAGATGATGAGTGTCGCCTATGGTGCCTGCCTTCAATCAGGCCGAGAGGACTCGCTCTCGAGACGACGTATGCGTCCTGCGC